TCCGGCACTACCTCTCTGTATAGTGCCTCATCCTTCTCTTCTCTCAGCTTCTTAGCTACCTCATCCCATTCCTCTGGTGTAGCATCGTCTATACTATCTTTAATGATAGTCCAAGTTGCATTCGGATGCAGATTAGGACAGTCCCCAGTCAGTCGGATAATCCACTGTTTTCCTAAGTCGTTGGTAATGACAGCATCTCTGTCCCCTTTGCTCAGCACTGTGTACTCTTTGCCACTCGTCAGGCAACCTGCTGCTACTTTATCTAATTTAACTTTCATCGTGGTCTACTCTTTAATAGTTCTCTCATTTCAGTCCAAGGAGGTATGTCTTCTAAATACTGCATAAGGACTTGCTCATAAAATCTTTTAGGGGTACTTGCACGTAGATGTTCTGTAGGAAAACCTATATTACCTTCTTCATCCTTCGTGTAAAACCCATAAGCTCCTGTAGTTGAAAAGTATTGTAGCGGAGTTCTTTGATTTAAGTCTATCCTAAAATGACCTGTGTCAAAGTAAGCCGAATAGTCTAGTTTTAAGTAGTCTAAAATGTATTTAGTAATAGCGTTAGCTTTTATACGCCTAGCCTTTCTCCAGTGCATACTTACTCCTCAAATAGTTTATAGACACAGGCATCTCATCGAAGCTCCCGTTATCTATCTCGTTTAACATCCAGACACCTGACCAGCTACCGTTAGTCTGTGGTGTCAGGTAATCCTCATCATGCTGGTAGTAGATACCTGCAAAGATTCCTGTGACTGCTGCTCCGTCTGCCTTCCTAGCGAAGGCTATGTCTCTGTCTTGTACGTGGCCTTGTACACACGACATCATCTTCTTCTGAAGCAGTAGCTTAGCATTAGATACAGGACGGCCCATAACACCGCTAGTAAAGTAATGACTATATACAATGCCATCCAGAATAACTGGCTCAAGAAAATCATAGACTTCCCAGCCCATCTCTTCAAGCTGTAAATCATCATAGCTTATCAGTCCCTCCAGCTTAGCATCTGACTCTACTGCTCTCTCTATCCTATGCTCGTGGTTGCCTAAGCAGAACACCAGTCTAGGGTTCCATCTCTTACGCTTGCCTTTCTTTAATCTCTTCTGCTCTTTACGTATAGGCTTTAGGAACAGCTCCATAGCTTCTACCCCTGCCTGTATATCACTGGTGTACCGCCTACCCTCAAAGCTCTTCTTGCCTACGTCATAGGTGGACAGTGAGGGCATATCCCAGTGGTCTCCCAAGTGGACTATAACATCAGGCTTCTTATCTACTGCATATTTACCTGCCCACTCCAGATGGTCGATAGGATACTCTGGCTTTACTTGTGTGTCTGGTATTATTAGATGCTTCATCTCAGTCACCCATTGTTAGACTCTTAAAGTTCTCTTTGATTGTGTCAATATCAAACAAATACATTTTAGTTTCTGACCCACTATCCCCTCCTACTTTGATTGAATGATACTTCTCTCCGGCAATTAGCTTTTTAAGCCTTGCGCTAGACACAGCAAACAATCCTTCCCCCTCAGGTGTATGTAGTTTATAGATGTAGTACGCTGCTTCACTTCTATCTATGCCCGAAGGCTTACCACGGCACTGGAACTCTACTGCTACGTTACCTGTTCTTTTGCACATAAAGTCTTCTTTAACTTCAATCAATACGACATCGCCAGTCTTTAGTTTTACTTTTATATCGTAGCGGTAATCGTTGTTTAGTTCTATTACTTCATGGCCTTCATCAGAAAACCACTGAGCTACCTGCTCCTCTGTCTTAGCAGCTAGAAGAAGGTCTTGCTCAAAGCTGTAGTGAACCACGAAGCCTAATCATCCCAGGAGCCACAGATAATAGCTCTGTCAGTGTAATAGGTAGCCATAGACTCAAAGTAAGCTATCATGTGTAGATGAAGGCTTGGCCCTCCGAACAAGAAATAACACATAATAACAGGGAGAGCTAATAGCGAGAGGCTATCTAACACTCCAGCTAAACGGGATGTCATATTCGGTGAAGTATCTAAAGCCTTGCTTCTCGGCCCATTCGCCATGTGTGAATTTTGTTCCATCTCTTCTCTTCCTCGCTCCTGGCATGGGAGTCTTCGGGTTGTAGAATATAAAAACAAGTTCGTCATGTTTGCTTAGCCCTTCTGCTATGTCCACGTACTTCCTAGCTTCTTGTCTGTCCCTGAACCTACCTTTGGCTTCTATGTAGATAGTGTTCTTGCCATCGTGGTAGATAAAGTCAGGGAGGTAGGTCTTGTACTGGACGTACTTAACAGTGTCGGAGTGACACTTACAGCCTTTGAGCTGCTTGTGGTGGAGGTCATATTCGAACCAGCTATCGTAACCTTTGGGTGGTCTGCCAGTTCGCTTCTTCTTTTTATTGGGCTGCTTCATTCGGTGGAGTCCATATCTCTTCCGGCTTGCGCCTGAGCCATAGCAGTCTCGCGTTCTCAATCACACGCTCCTCAGACTCGTGGAGTTCAACACACTTATCATACATCTCCTGTTCGGTTAATCCTTCCAGTAGCTTCAGAGACTTCTTATCGCCTATGCCGTTGATACCCATGATGTTATCTATCCTATCACCCATGAGTATCTGCCTGTAGAAGAACAGTAGTCCTTCCTCTGGTGTTACATAATACTTTTGTTTCTTGACGAAGTTGTAATGCCAACCAGGAACTTGGTCGAAGTCTTTGTCTACGCTACAGATAATGCAGTCATCGCCTAGCTCACTAGCTTTAATAGCGATGGCATCGTCAGCTTCTTCGCCCTCTGATACGATAGCACCCCACTCTCCCTCAAGAGCTGCCCTGATGAAGTCGATTTGCTTTGGCTTTTCCTTAGGGCGGTTGCCCTTGTAAGGAGCTGTGGTGGCTATGTCGTTACGGTAGTTGGTTCGCCCTGTGAGATAGAGCTGGAAGTCTTCAAAGTCGGAGGAGAGTGCTATGATAGTGCAGACATAGCTATGTAGTACATCGAGCAAATACTCTGCTGATTTATTTTCTTCTTTTTCCGCAGCGTATCCTATTCGATAGCATATTATATCTGCATCTATAAGTATCATAACCTCTCCTCCTTAGCTTTGAACTATAGAGCTACTTCTTCAAGCTCCATAGCTGTGGCTGGGCCTTTGTCTCCTGACTCTCCTGAAGACTCATAAGGAATCAGGTCAGTGATGAAGAACTTAAGCATCTTAGGTGACCTGCCTTTGTTGTTTCTCCAGTCGTAGTAGGTAATCATAGCCCTAGCTTTAGAGCCATTACCTACCTTGAGACCATCGTCCTGGTATATCTCATCTATCTTATCACCTGCTGAGTTAAACGCGATGAGAGGATAGTCAGACTTACAGGTAATAAACTTACCTTTCTCTGGCTGCTTATCGTTATCATTGACGTTCAAGCCTACGCTCTTGAGCTTCTCACAAGCAGCGTCTGACAGGTTACACAAGTCCACTGAATACTTATCGTTCATATTCTTGTGGTTTAAGAATGCCCAGTAGATGTCGGCATTTAGAACTATATTGTCCATATTGGTTTCCTCGTTTGTAGTACTACAGTATGTATGGTAAGTCCATAGGTAGGCTTTGTCAATGGGTGTCTGCCCATGTCTTGCCTATCTTGAACTCTCCATCTAAAGGGCAGTTAAGCCCTAAAGTCTTTCCAGCTTCCCTGATAGCGTAGACTGCTTGGTATCCTACAGCCTCTCCTGCCCACTCAGGAACCTCTATCTGCCACTCATCATGTACGTTAGCAACGAACTTGTAAGGTAGCTTGTGTGTCTGTAACGCCCTGTCCAGGATAACCAGAGCTTCTTTCATAACGATAGCTCCTGCTCCCTGTAGCAGAGTGTTGAGGCTAGAGTGCTTAGACCTTACAGTCAGCTTCCTGCCATCTAGCCCGTCTAATAGTTTAGTCTCAGCCTTTGCCTCTATCCTCTGGCGTAGCTTACGCAAAGCTGGAGTGTTCTCTAAGAACTCTTCAATCAGCTCAGTGCCTAGCTGATGTGAGCCTCCTACTATCTGTCCTATCTTGGTTGGCCCTGCCCCGTAGAGGAAGGCATAGATAAACGTCTTAGCCTGGTCTCTGGTAGTTAGTCCTGCTGCCTTCTGATTAGCTGTGTGTATGTCACCAGACAGAACTTCGTAAGTATATTCATCATCGTCCATGTAGTGAGCAAGCATCCTAAGCTCTAGCCCACTAGCATCAGCACCTACCAGCACGTTACCTTCGTCTACAGTCCAGCACTCTCTGCACTCTCTACCGAAGGGAACATTGACAGCAGGGACTTGAGCCATGTTCGGACTGCTATGAGTCATGCGCCCAGTAACTGTACCATTAGTCCTGACCCTGCCATGTACTCTGCCTTCTCTAGTAACTACCTTCATCCAAGACTCTACCTGAGACTGCCTCTTCTGTAGCAACAGGTAGCGATTAATCATGTTGCTCTCTGGTGTGTTGACCTCAGCTAAGACTTTCTCGTTGATGATGAGCTGACCCTTCTCAGTCTTTGCCTTCAGCTTAACACCTTTGCTCTGTAGCCTCTTAGCTATCTGCTGACGAGAGCCTATGTTGAACT